GCCAATGCTTGGTCATAAATAGATCCACTCTTCAAGTAAAACTCAAGCGTACCACCAATCTCAAAAGTTCCAGTTCCAATACCGACATTGCCAAGCTTGCCAATAGCCGTTTGAGCCCGAAGACTTCCATTAACATCCACTGTAGCAGACTTAACAAAAGTATCTGCCAAAGGAGCACCGTCAATCAAAATCTTACCGACGCCGGTAACTGCATTCATAATACCGAAGCTTTCAGCAGCCGATGCACTTGCGGAAAACTGAGTAACATCACCACGAATACTATCTGCGCCCATGAAGTCAATGCTTCCTGTCAGCAACGCCCCGGTAGCTAAATTGAAAGACATCTTGGATGGTACCATCCCACGAAAGGCAAAAAACTGACCAACATCTGCAAACTCTTTCTGGATAGTAAATGATCGCTGATCATCTAATCCAATAGTGAGTCGTGAACTAGACACTTCACAAGCAACACCAGTTGCATCCGCTGTAAGTGGGTAATCAGAATCCAAGTCGAGGTCAGTAACAGAGTTAACTGTCACTACCCGATAAACACCGGAATTACTTCCAGCCCCCATAAATGAGATCCACTGACCAGCGACGATACCCGTAAAGTCACCAACGGTGGCAACCACGTTATTTGTCGATGCAGTAAAACTCACAGTAACTGAGGCCACCCCATCAGTGCCAATCTCATCAAACGTGTTTGACAAGAGAGCTTCAAAGAACGGGTCATACTCCCGATACTGAGCCTCAAAGTTTATGCCTCCTTGTGCTGATGCGCCGACCTGAACCAAGTCAGACACCTGCCGGGTAGCGTTGATCTCTTTGGAAGACTCTGACTTGATGTCATAAGCCGGTACTTGCTAATGACATAATCTTTCTCCTTTATGTTATAGAGTCAAACTGAATAGGCACTGAGACTGACCATGCTTGCCATCCCACTGCTGGCTCTCTCTGCTTACACGAAACACCATACAATCTAATACCACCTATTGCTTGAGTGGCGAACGCTTTTCGGGCTATCTCCAACATTGTAAACAGGGGTTTTGTACCACCACCAGCTTTAGCAAAAAGACCAAGTCGCACAAAGCTATAGCCTCTTTGGTGGGGATTTTCTCCGTTCATATCTGCTTGCCTGATATCCGGCAAGTCCACGGAAAACAAAGCAAATGGATCCATTTGACTATTCAGATCAGGCTCCTGAACACCATCAATAAACAGGTCCTCATCCACGGCATATGTAGCCCATGCTGAGATTACCCGATTGGTTAATGTCTCCCGTACCTCATCTAATGTCAAAATCGCTCCATAAACCCAGTATCTGAAAGTTTTGCTACTTTAAATTTCAATCTTTCTGCAGGGGTCAACACAGCTACTCTGCTGTTAAACCACCCTAATGTCTTTGCTATCATGTGTCCTGGATCAGGCCCATTCTCATCACGAAGGTAATTGTTAGGGTTCTCCTCAAGCTTCCGCGCATAGGCCCCAGTCAACAAATCTTCTACATTATTACTAATAAAAATAATATCGGCAAGTCTTATCTGCTGTATGAAACCACTCTGCCGTCTTTTAGCCTCTTCCACAGCAGCCGAGTGGCCTTTCCTTTTGGGCTCTATCGGGCCATCATATTTTCCCTTTACCGCCCTAGACATCGCCAAGTGATCCTTTAAAAACAAGTGGCTGCGAGCAACATCTATATGATTAATACCTATATTCCACTGCGCTGCGGCGTGTCCAGTCCACTGCGGGGTTTCATCCACAACCATACTGTAAGCTACTGTGACAAAACCCTTAAACACATCGAGCACTTCTTTGTTAATCTCAGTCTGTCTTTTCTTGAGCGCTGCTAAAAACCTTTCTTTCTCAACGGGGTCTACCTTAAACATCAGGACCTCCTTACATGAAGCTCCCAACAACTCCCAGCTTCATCTAAGTTAACCGATATAACCCGGTAAGACACCCCGCTCACCACTATCTCATCCTCTGGTTTAGCAACGGTCACGTCAGCAACCCTGACTGATATAACACGATCCCCCGGCTTATATTTAGGCGCATCAGCCACTACAAACTTAAAGTTTGTTTTAACCAATTCCACCACGGCCTTTAAAGAAATCGGTGCATTTTCCGCAATCGAATCAGTGCTGGCGTCATAAGCTCCCTTGCCAACATAGGATGCGTCAACTATGGCGTCCTCACCCAACTCGCTACAAACAGCAACGATAAAGCCACCCTCCCGATGTTCAACAGCCATTACCCGATACAAAATACCAGAGGCCGAAAGTATCACACCATCAGGTTCCGGGTGGTCTTCTGTAACGGAAAAATAAATGTCGCAAACATTCTGTAATTCTGGGGATTCCTTCTCGTCTTTAATGGACTTACGCCACGTGGCTCCACCGTAAAAAGGAACAATTGATCCGGGACTGGCCGGGTCAAGAAAATCAGCCGCTGCACCTTTATAGTAACTGTCGTCACAAGGGTGCAGGATAATGTTTTCCCTAATAACCGAACCGCGAAAAAAATCTTGAACTACCCGCCCAGCAACAAAAGTCTCATCGCCAAATGTAACAACTCCTCGAGGTGGAATAACTATCTGTGCTGAGGATACGGATTGTCGCCAGCTCGCAACACTATCTCGAACACTGCCATCATAAGGCAGAGGTTGCCCCATGAATAACAAATCCCCAGTATACTTATCATAAATGGGTTGGTCATCAAACATTGTCGCAGCTACAGAGAGGTCCATTAGACCCCCGTAACCGGATCAGAAGCCGGAGTTGAAACTTGCATAAAACCACGCGTTTCGTCGCTAACCACAGCTGCGGCTGGTAAATACTCCGCGTAAGCTGCCAGCAACGCTGACCGCGCCCTGGCATACTCCACATCAAACCGAGCCATCGCCTTGTCAAAAGACGTCGCTGTGTGTCTAATGAAACCGGCCTTACCATCTGTAACGGATCGGGCCGCAAATTGAGGCATACCTGACATACAACTACGAGCTACAGCATAAGCAGCAAATAAACTAACAGCCCCAGCGAACCTTCCGGCTCCCTCATCAGTGTCTGATAACGCTACTGCCGCAGCGTAATCAGCTTCCAATGTTGGACATATGCGGTACAGTTCAGCCTGCAAAGATAACCAGAAAAAAGTATCCAGTATTGTTACATCCGGTAGCTCCTTAATGGAAACTCCAAGTAATGATCTAATGCTTGTGGCCGAAGTGTAATCAGCAATCATGTTATTACCTCACAACCTTAAGCAAGCCCCGTTCAATCTGAGAATCTGCCCAAGAACCCTTCTTAATAAACACCCCAGATTCTTCCGGGATCAACACCTTATCATTAGGTGAATACATGGGGCGGATCACAGCCACCACCTTCACCGTACCACGCTTCTTAGGTGGGGCCTTATCAACAACTTCTTCAGCAACTTCTTCCACGGCCTTGTCCTGTTTTCGGTCTTTATTTTTTGTGGCCATCTGCCTACCTCCCTTTAAGGTACCCGGCTTTGACGCCGGGTACCTTAACAACATGAATACAAACTTATACCAAACTCAAATTACACAGTCAGAGTTAGAGTATCAAAAGCATCGTCAAACAAGCGATATGCGATTTCAGCAAAGTCATACCGAAGTGCGTTTGACCGGCGAAGAACAAACTGCTCAACTGCAGAATAGGCAGCTGCACTGTTCCGCATCCGAACGATAGCACTGGAGGCATCAAGACCCATCAGCGTGTTGGCAGTCCAACCAGCGGAAGGATCAACGACAAAGATTTCAAGGTTCTGCAGCATCCGGTTCATAACTGAGAACTGAGGAACCAAAGCACCAGGAACATGCTGGTTGGTATTGGTAGTGGACAAAGCATCCTCAATCGCCAACATACCTTGAACATCAGTAACCACATGAGTAATGTGGCGGATGTAGTAGTTATTCACCAACCAAAGTACCAAGGCTTTCTTGGTAACTTCACCAGCAGACGTAATGGTAGCATCATATGAATCGGCTTGGGTGGTGCTCAGAGCAGACTGACCCATATCGGCATCACCATTCAGACAACCCAAGAGGTAGTCATAAACACGAGCATTACGCTCAACCTTAAGCTGACGATTAACGATCATGGAAACAAAATCCATAGTCGTAGCGGCCAGAGCCTGATCAGACACTTCCATACCAATCGACATGGTAGGCATTGCCCGAGCAGTGTCGGAGGTAGTGATCGACAGCATGGTCTTGGGTGGAGCCAACTGAGAAATTGCTTGAGCACGAGTCTCAGCGTTGCTGACATCTACCACAGGCTGCTCGACCCGATTACTGGTCACGCTGATGTCAGTGGCGATCATCTTATCAAAAGATGTCGGATCAATCTCACGGTCAACAGCCAACTTGTTCTCGATCAACTCAAGAACTACTGCTGGATAAAGGATCCGGGAAGCCGGGTTTGCGTCTGCAACTGCAGCAGCGTTCAGATCAGCCTTACCACTAAGAATATCGTTCAGAGTGGGAGAACGAAGCCCAAACTCACGATTGTCACCAACCAACAGGCCAGCACTGGCGCAAAGCTGCTCAAAGGTAGATGACTTAGCGTTAGCTTCAGTGAGATACTCCCGGTTGAGGTACTGAGGCACAGACAAGTTGGCATCCACAGCCGCCTTGTAAAGATTAGGAGACAGCGTTACTTCACTACGCTGTCCTTCTGCATTAATAAATGATGGCATGATACTTCTCCTTATGTAGAGTTAAATAGCCGTTTAGCTGTGCTTATGCACGCTCAATAATACAAGTGTCGCCAACAGCGCCTGCGTTGCCCAGAGACACTACACGCCATGGGAATAGGGTAGCATCCTGACTAGTGGCCTTACAAACTTTTGGCCCACCACTAAGGGCAGTACCAGCAGCTACAACAGTACCACACAGGACATAATCACCAACGGCGATGGTACCGGTCCCTACGGTTGCTTGGAGGCCATCACAAACAGCGGCAATCCGACCATCCTTCTGAACTGAACCAATCGCCCAACCGTCCTGAGTCGCCGGATCAAGAGCAATAAACACACCCTCAATCTTGTCTTCCTCAGCAGCCAGACCATACTGTGAATCCCCAGCAAGCTTAACAAACTTGCCCTTATCCGCATCTACCAACCGACCAGCGAGATTGGCAGCGGAACCAACACGCGCAGTTACAACATCAGTTGAAGCATCAACGCTTACTGCAAACTTAAATTTTGCCATGACTTTATTCTCCTATATGAAAGTTACCCGTTACCGATTCGTCCGGGGTGCTACTGTTTGCTTGAACCGTGCTGCGTCCAAACGTGACTGCGAAGTTGGCTCTGCTGGCGCCTCATTGTCAGTCGCCGCATCAACCGCTGCAACTCCCCCAGTTGGGAACTGAGCCTCAAACAACTTGGACTTTTCTACATAAGCGTCCAGAATTGTCTGAGCATCTGAGTCCTCAGTCAAGGAGTTCTCAACATTAAGAGCAATAGCAATGTTGCCAACTGCCTTAGCCACAATTGCAGATAGATCGTTGATGGTGGCCTGAGCAAGGTCCAACTTGACCTTAGCTTCTTCAACCTCATCAACAGCGGCTGCAATAGTAACATCACGCTCTGCCACCAGCGCAATACTTGCCTGAAGGTCCAGCTCCAGCTGCTCTTCCCTTGTAGGCTCCGCAGGCTCATTACCTTCGGTGCCCTCAGTACCCTCAGTACCCTCAGCGTTAAGCTCAGTGCCCTCAGTACCCTCAGCGTTAAGCTCAGTGCCCTCAGTACCCTCAGCGTTCTCTCCATCTTCCGCTGGGGTCCCTGTAACTTCTCTCCCCGCTGCGCTCGCAGCAAAGGCAGAGGCCATGCTGTACGTTAATCCCTTGTTCTTCACAATGGTACCTCCTTCCTCTTCCGTGACGACAAGCGCTGACAGGACTTCCTGAAAATCGCTTACCTTATTAAACAAACCTACATCGACGGCTTGCTGACCCAAATACTCTCGACCTTGTGCAACTGCATCAATCTGGGCAAACGGAACACCCAAATTGTTGGAAACATCCTGAACAAAGACCCGGTAACTTTCATCCAGCAATCGCATTGTTTCAGCAACTGCTGTGTCCGTTAACGGCTCAGATGAGTTCATCAACTGCTTGTATTGCCCAGCTCTCAGCACAGTTTCCTTAATCCCGGCCTTCTCGTTTAGCTTGGAATATTCAGTGTGTTTCGCAACCACACCAATACTCCCGCCAATCCCTGTGGCCGAAATATAACGTTTCTCTGCTGCGGACATCAACCAATAGGCACTCGACGCTGCCATTTCGGAAAACCCAATAACTGGCTTGTCCTTACCAACTGCCTTAACCGTCAGCATGGTCTCACGAGCACCAATGACATTTCCACCTGGGCTTGTGATGTCCAACAGGATTGTCTGCACATCGGATCGAGCTGCAGCGACCATCACAGCCCGCTGCACTTCTCCATACGACGTCCAACCCATGTAAGCATTATACCAAGAATCCTCAGTAACCAACAACCCAGCCACAGCAACAATGCCGACACCGTTCGTCACCGTGAGCAAGGGAGCAACTGGCAAATCCTCCTCAGACTCGTCACCAAAAGGATCCAAGCTGTCGTTATACGCCTTAAGGTCAACCCCGGCTTCCTCAACAGTCGGCAATGGCCCCGCCAGTTGTTTCAAATAAGTCTCCAGCGAATCCTGCGTTCCGGCCCACAACAATTTCATATGTATAATCCCTTCATCAGTTAACTCTTAGAATCCTTCGGTGCATCCCCAGCCAAGTCTTGGTTGAGTGCAGATGTGTTACTGTCTGGATTCCCTACTGCTGCGGGTGATGCTGTCTTGAACCGTGTCCCAGATAGCACAGCTGCTCCAGGCAACGGCAGCGTCCCGGTTAACTTCAATGATGCCTCTTCGTCCGTCATCAATCCCAACGACAACAACTCAAGAATCCGTGATTGGCGCATTGCTCTAAACGCTTCAAGCTCGCTTTCCGGCCTGAGATCCACGGAATTGAACTGAAACTCTACAACTGCCTCTATACCATAAAGCCTTACGGCAAGCGTCAACATCCGAGAGAATATCTCATTAAGCTTCAAGATAATCCCTGATTCCACCGTCTTAACAAATAGCATTGTCTGAGTTGAGGCGATATTGGAACTCCCAACACTATCCAAACCAAGAATAACCGGAGCCGATTTCGCCCCCGAGCTTATCTTACCGTTGATAATACTGGAAAGGGCCTTCCACTCGTCGCTCACAGTTGTAGCGCCAGCCGTCAAATAATCCACAGTCAAACAATCGAAAAAGATCAGAGCGTCTTCCGGGTTCAAACTATCCATCTGTGACCGAACCGTGGCGATAAGGCTCTCCGCCGCTGCAGCCAGCTTGTCTGGATCGTTAACTGTCTCCATCGGCAGCGTTTTCCGCCACATTTCCTCGACGATCTTAACTTTAATTCGAGGATGCACTGCTCTCTGCGCCACCCGGCGCAGGTCATTCATGAACGTTTGCTGTGCTATAATTGGCTGAATTGCTGCCTGAATCGGCGAATCACTCGCCGGAGTCTGCAAATCCTGATCTAAAGAAACATAAAAGAACGACGGAAAGTCCAAGATAAATTCATCACTACCAAGAACCTGATAGGGAACCTTGCGTTTTCCATTATATTTAAACTTAATGTTCTGCACCGACACAGGTTGTATCGCATCCGGCAACCTTGATGGTCCCATCAACAACTCAACGGCACAACTCCCCAACATCAACAACTCTTTGCCCAGCGATTCCCCCGCTGCCCGCAAACTTGGGTAATGGTTATACCCGCCCGTACCCGAGCCCAACAAATCGAACCTTCGACAAAGCTGCTGAACCAATGCTGTGCCTTCAAGATTCAACGTGCCATCCAAGTTCCGTGACAGAGCTTGGTATGGCGAGGACAACGCCAACCGCAGCGCCGAAAATATCGACGCCGAAAGGTCCGGGCTCGCCTTGGCCAGCTTCCGCAACACCGCTGGTGTAGATGTACCATACCGAATATCAGTGATATCCAGATTGGCTAAATGAAGGTCTTCAACTGGCAGAAATGAATCTTTGGATGTTTTTGCGGAGGTAAGATACGAAGGTAGCGCCGCAGTCTTCGTTGACCGCCTTGATATTACCGGGACTTTGATGTCCGCCGCAGCATCAAACGCACCACCGCCGTCAACAGCGTTGTCAACAGCACCCTTATCCACCTTCCGGCGTAAAAAATTTAAACCAAGCATAGAGTCCTAATCTCAATCTAGTGACTGACCGGCCAGTTTGTAAAGCACAGAGCGAACTTTTCCACTCAATTTATAAGGGGTTAAACTCTTATAACCCTAAAACCAACCTTTTACAACCACAAATTACAATGTTTTATTCCTGAACTTGCTGATCAACGGCACTCCCTGCAACGTTGCCGATGCCGATCCGCGCGCTGAAATCAAGCAACTGGCAAGAAATAAGTAAAGCAAGGAGAAAAAATAATGATCAACCCCGCTCGTTTTCCGCCAAACGAATTTTCCATCCTCCTCCATCGAACTACCACGCTTCGCCGTCAAATGGATCCTTTTTAAATCCATCATGTGCTCCGTGATCTCCGTGCGTGTTTCCAGCAGGGGGTCAAACATGACCCGCCCTTCCCGAAAGCTCGCTACCAACATGTCGAAGCCACGATCCCGAGCAACCGATATCGCCCTGACCATCGACATCGCCTTCGCGTCATCATCCTCCCCCTCTTCCCTGACGTCATAAAGCGCCAAGCCCTTTTTCTTCGAGAAGATGCTTGCATATAGTGTAGGGTGCCGCTCCTGCATCATCATCACCGAATCCGTGTAAGGCATCGAATCCACAACCCCACCAATGACCCGAAACTCTTTATAAAGCTCATCAACCCTTGCCCTAACATTGTGCAAGGGTATTTTCTCAGCATGAATGACACGAAGCTCGTTCAACCCAGGATAACCAATCGTGCAAGCACATTCCCCTCCCATGTCCAAACCCATCACCGTGTAAGGCGCCTTCGTCCCAGCAGGAAAAGCCCGTTGATCCTTAAAGAACGACGTGATCTCCTCCAAATCCAACCCCGTCTCCTTGCTGGACAACTCCAAACCCAAGGCATCGTTATGAAAATCCTGCAACCTTGAATATCTCGCCGATCTTCTAACCAAATCCCCCGGTGTGATGATGGTGGGTACCGTAAAAGGGGTAATATGATAACCATGAAACTCCGCATTAGAGTCAGGATTCTCGCAAACGAAATTTCGCGTTGCCGGGTCCGCAAGGTTTTCCGGCGACAACGGCTTGTGACAACCCTTGTTTGGACAAATCACAACCGCCTTCGACAAATCACAATCCTCGATCAAGTTCGCCGTGAGAAACGAAATGTCCTTTAATGTCTTGCTTGCGTGCTTCTGCTTCGTGTGAAACCCCGGTACGAAGACATGCTCATAGTAATCCGGCTGGAACCATTTACCACAGCGAGTGCATTTTTGAAACATCACGTGGCGCTTTGACTTGTCGTACCGATCCGAAATCCCATACCCCGGCACTGTCGGAGTGGAAAGATAAAACTCGTCCTTATATTCACTGTGAGTCAACCGACTGATAAGCTGGTTTATAACATCAGGGTTCTCTGCGCCGTCCAACTCGTCAACCACCAACGCATCCAAGTCGATTGCCAGCACGTTCGTTGTCGAGGCCGACGATGCGCCTTGGGACATGAAGAAAGAGTCACCGAACTGCTTCAACTCGGAGCTGTCGCTGCCCTTTTCCAACCTTGCTCGAACATTGGGGCTGGACTGAATCACCGGATCGAGCCGCATCTTGATAAATTTCTGGGCAAACTTCGCGCTCGGCAGGACATAGGATAGCTTTGTCCCTTGGTACAGGTTGTTAAAGGCCAGCGCCCGAGCTAGATTCAGCTCCGAAAGCCCTACCTGAGAGCATTTCTTTACGACTTTTTTGTTGTGAGTGTCGTTTAACAGCACCTGTTGATACTCGTGCCGGTCGAATTTAAAGGCTTTACCTTTGAGGACGATGTTGCGGAGTATCCAATCCTCGAAGGACAGCTCGCCGGAGGCCAACCCTGCACGCAACCGCTCCAGATGCTGGCTTATGTCGTGATCCGGATTACTCGTGCCAACATTATTGCTTTTACTCCGGGGCATTCTTAAGTGACTCCTCGTAGGAATTTAAGAAAGCGTCTTGGAGGTCCGGGAAAGCCTTGAGTGTTTCAAGAAGGGTTCTCTCGATTCTCTTGATCGTTTCCGTTGTTGTGATTGAGTTCTGCAGGTCCACCAATTGCTTGAGAATCGTGGTGATTGTGTTGCTGATCTGCGCTCTCTGGTTGGCCGGGGCCTCGCCGCTGTCGGCAAGGAGCTTCTTTGCTGACCGCAACTGGGTAAGCAACTCGTCCTCCAGGTTTACTGAGGCCAATGTTGTTGGCAGCTTCTCCTGTATACGTTCGCGTAACAGAAAAAGTTCATCCATATCGTAGTGGTCAAGGTCAATACTATCCGCAGGTAAAATCATGGGGAGGATTATTACGGATACGGTGGCGTTTGTCAATCGGGGGCGCGTTTT